GGAATTTTAGGTAAGTAATTTAAAGTTACTAACGCACCACTCCAAAACACAACCAATAACCTTACTAGTACTGATATATATTCAAACTGTTCTTCTTTGTCATCAAATTTCTCTTTTATTTTTTGAAAGACATTTTTCTTTTTTGGCTCGTCCATGTAGATGTTTTCTGTCATAATAGACATAGATTGGGTATTTGCAAAGTGATTGAAGTAGCAGCAGCAGTAGGTGGAGCTTTATTAACAGCCTGTTTTGTATCTGTAGGTTCTATTTCTTATCGTGGAAGACAATCAAGAGATGATCTTGTACGCAATACAACAGCTTTAGAATTACTTACAGATAAAATAGATAATATGCACGAAGATATGAGAGAGGTATTCTGTAGATTAAAAGAAGTAGAACTAGCTGTTGTAGAACTTAAACCTAGACAATAAAAAACCCTACTTGGGGAGAATAGGGCTTATTGACTTGTGTAGGGAGTCAAGCCAAAATTAGCAAATCAGTACATAATGTAAAGAGTAATGTTAATTTTTCTATGCTTGCCCTTTTAAAACCAATTCTTTTTACTTTTCTTAAATCAAAAGCAATACGTCAACTTGCTCTTGATCTTGTTCGTGCATGTGTAGAAAAAACAGACAACGATGTTGATGACAAATTATGTGACATGTTGGAGCAAGCATTATTTCCAGGTAAATGAACCATCAAGAATTTTTCAATATTCTTATTGGCAAACCACCTGCTGAAATAGAATTTGAAATAGAAGTTAAATGTAGAGAGGTAAATGAGTTACCGACTTGTGCAATTAGAGCCTATTGTTTTTCTCTGGTTAAAGAAAATAGACTGCAAGATATGTTAATCATTGCAGCTATGCAACGTATTGCTGAAACTGAATCAAAGCTGATGCAATACGAAATGATGAATCATCACTACACAAAAAATTTAAAGCCTAAGAAAAAATATAAGAAGAAACCAAAAACTTTATTTGACAGGTTGAAGGCTATGCTGGGCATGTTCAGATGATCTTTTATCATCCCATAACACTTTGTAATAATACATTGTGCTACCTATCGAATTAGTTTTTTCAATAGCCTCAGTTATGCTACCAAATTTTTTTTGATAAGTATTTTGTAAAACAGAAGAGTTCTTTCTTGTAACACGATCATCAACATTAAATCGTTGACCAACTAGCGAATTAGGCATAATTTGTTAAAAAAGAGTATATTAGATCCAAAAGACCTAAAAATCATGGCAGATGACAAAAAATTAAAATTATTAGAAACTCTGCATACAGTTCTTATACAAGAATTATTAGGCAAGATAGAAAGTGGAGAAGCAAAACCTGGTGATCTTAACGTAGCAAGACAACTGTTGAAAGATAATGGTATTGAATGTATCCCAACAGAGAAAAGTCCTATGGAAGATCTTATGTCAAACCTTCCAGACCTTGATGTAATACCTGCTTTAGAAAGATAATTTGAAAGTTCTTGTAGCCTGTGAATACTCTGGCAGAGTACGAGATGCCTTTATATCACAAGGGCATGATGCAATAAGTTGTGACCTGTTACCCACAGAAGTGGAAGGACCACACTATCAAGGTGACGTAAGAGATATTTTAAATGATGGTTTTGATTTAATGATTGCACACCCTAGCTGTCAACATCTGGCGGTATCAGGCAGTAGGCATTTTTGGAAAAAACAAAAGGAACAAAAAGAATCTTTAGACTTTGTAAGGCTGTTAATGAACGCACCGATACAGAGATGGTGTATAGAAAACCCCGTAAGTGTTATCAGTTCTGCCATAAGACAACCAGATCAGACAATACAGCCTTGGATGTTCGGTCATGGAGAAACAAAAGCAACATGCCTGTGGCTAAAGAACCTACCTAAACTAAGACCTACAGATATTGTTGAGGGTAGAGAACCAAGAGTACATATGATGCCACCAGGACCTGACAGATGGAAAAACAGATCTCGTACCTATGATGGAATAGCACTGGCTATGAGTCAGCAATGGACAGATGATGCACCTCTTCAGTTAAACTTTCTTGAACAACATGCAACCGCTTCCTGAGAAACTACAAGACTTTAGATACTTTCTAATCATAACGTGGCGTCATCTTAACCTACCTGACCCCACACCAGTTCAACTAGACATTGCTGAGTATTTACAGTATGGACCTCGTAGAAAGATCATACAGGCATTTAGAGGTGTCGGTAAGAGTTGGATAACTTCTACCTATGTTGTGTGGAAACTACGGATGAATCCACAACTAAAGTTCCTTGTAGTCTCTGCAAGTAAGGATAGAGCAGATAATTTCTCTACTTTTACCATGAGATTGATCAATGAGATGCCAATATTAGCTCCATTGCGTCCAGAAGACTCTCAGAGGAACTCAAAGATAAGTTTTGATGTTGGCCCTGCACACGCTGATCATGCACCTTCTGTTAAGTCTCAGGGTGTTCTAGGACAAATGGCAGGTAGTAGAGCAGATGAGGTTATCGCTGATGACGTAGAAGTACCAAATAACAGTTTTACTCAACCGATGAGAGACAAGTTAAGTGAAGCTGTTAAAGAATTTGATGCAATCTTAAAACCAAACGGTAAAATTACCTTTCTTGGTACACCACAAACAGAACAATCTTTATATCTAACCCTGGAAGAACGTGGATATACGACTCGTATATGGACAGCACGTTATCCAGAACTTAAAAACAACTATGGTGATAGATTAGCTCCTAAGTTAGCTCAGAGGCTTGCAGAAGAGGCTGTAAAGCCTAAAGATCCTGTTGACCCTGATAGATTCTCTTCAATAGATTTAATGGAACGTGAGGCTTCCTATGGACGTTCTGGGTTTTCTTTACAATTTATGCTAGATACAAGCCTATCTGACCAAGACCGCTACCCTCTTAAGCTTTCAGACCTAATAATCTCTTCTGTTAACCCTGATCATGCACCAGAAAAGGTAATTTGGTCATCATCACCTGAATATGTCATTAAAGAATTACCCTGTGTAGGCTTTAATGGAGATCATTTTTACCGACCTGCTCAACAATTTGGTGATTGGATTGAATATACAGGCTCTGTAATGTTTGTTGACCCTTCTGGTAAGGGTAAAGATGCTACAGGTTACGCAATAGTAAAAATGCTAAACGGTAATCTATACGTTCCTGATGCTGGTGGACTTAATGGTGGTTATTCTGATGCTGTTTTAACTACTTTATCTAAAATAGCTAAGACTAATAACGTAAATACTATTCTCGTAGAGTCAAATATGGGTGGTGGTATGTTTGCTGAACTACTAAAACCCTTCCTTATGAGGTATCACCCCTGTGAAGTTAAAGACGTTAGAAATAATAAAACTAAAGAATTACGCATAATAGATACTCTAGAGCCTGTTATGAACTCTCACAGGCTCATAATTGACCGTAAGGTAGTGGAAAAAGACTATAGATCTAATTCTAATGAAACACCTGAAAGAAGATTAAAATTACAACTCTTCTATCAAATGTCCAGAATTACTAAACATAGAGGCTCTTTAGTACACGATGACATTCTTGATGCTTTATCTGGTGCAGTAGCCTACTGGACTGATTATATGTCCGCTGATGAAGATCGTAATATGAAATCTCGTAAAGATGAATTACTATCTATTCACCTAGATAACTGGGGAACTTTTATTAATAATACTGTTACTCAAACTGCACTTGGAATGAATCATAAACAAATAAGAAATTCTAATACCTCTAACGATGGTTTTATAAGTAATTCTTATTAGGTCGTATTAGTGGATAAAGTGGGGGGGATTATAGGGGGGGTCGTTAAGATAACTCCTAAAATTCATAGACCCCATAGAAATTTCTAAAATCACAGAAACCCAAATAGAACTACTACCTACTGCATCCTCCCTTATACTATTCTTGTAAGCTCCCCTATAGGACATTTTCTGGGCAGTCCTATAGGGGTCTTATAGTTTATCTTTAAGTTAACTCTTAACTACCTATACTCCTCTTTTTGTTTTTGACACAAAAATTTGAATGGGTAAACGTATATATATAAATTTTTTTTTACCCCATGACCCTAGATTTTTGTAGGTTTTTTATAGTTATTCTTTTAAGTTATTGATATAACTAGGTTCTTACTAGACTTATAATCTAGTTAGTGGGTATCTATAGTCAATTGTTACAAAATGTTAAGATCATTTGTGTTTTTTATTCATCGGTGGCCTCCTCTATCTAACTTAAGCTATCCTATATATAGGACTACTGTAATAGTAGTTCTAACAAGACCCAGAACCTATTAACCAAATGATTACTAAAGAAAGAACTCAAGTAGTAGAGGGAATGTGTATCAAAACAAAATACATAGGACCAACTAACTACAAGGGAACCAGGATTAAAGCAATCCACAAAAGAGACAATGAAAGAACCTGGACTAAAACTATTAGTTGGGACTATTCATTAGAAGCAAAAGAAAACCATTTAGAAGCAGCTAAAGAGTTAATTAAAAGTTGGGATATGAACGAGTTCTATCCTGACATGAAGATTGTTTCTTGTGGTTGGGACCATGAACATTATTACTTTATTGTTTCTTAGACAATCCCTTAAAGCCTCTACGGAGGTTTTAAAGGGTTCTCTTAATAAGAGGATCTTAGTAGTTCTTTCGTAGCTCTTTAGAGCTACAGAGGAGCTACGAACACCGCCCAGTTATTAATTATTAATTATGTCTAATTCATTAGATGAAAGATACAGTATTAATCTTGAATACTGTGGATATAAAGAACCGCAGTATGTAACAAGATTTTGTGATGAATGGATAGGTTGTAAACCTACCAGGAGTGAGGCTTCAATAGTTGCTTTACATCATCGTATGGAGTTTTTAGAGGGCTTATTAAAATGAAACTAGAACCAAAACAAAAATATAAAATCATTGATAAAAGTCTTGTTAATGGTTTTGTAGTTGTAACTGGTAAACAGTTAGAACATTTTATAAAACAAGCACATGATGATGTTATGAGGTTAAAAAAATGACCACTAACAACCACCATGAGGAGAATCTAAAAGCTGCCAGACGTGCAGAGATAGAGAGACTATGGTTTGAAGAAGCCATGAGAGATAAAGAGCTTTTAAAAGAATATAAAGCTCTTGATATTAAAGAGCCTAATTAATTTTAGGCTTTTTCTTCTTTCTTTTTATTATTCCTGGTCGTTATTATGCGTTGGCAAATTTAAAAAGAATCTATTAAAAGTTTTTTAAAAAGAATTTTTAACAG